CTACGGTAGATCGTATTGATTATGCAAATGACACTGCTACTGCTAGCATACGTGGTGCATTAACATCGGCGGTATATGGTGCTGCCGCAATCAGTGACGGTAGTACTTATGGATACTTTGTGGGAGGGGTAGTCAGTCCACGAACAAGTGTTACACAACGTATTACTTTTGCAAATGATACGGGACTTTCAACTACTAGAGGACCTTATTTTGCTCCCATGTACGGTGGTTCTGGATCAGGTAATGACACACATGGATATGTTACTGCGTGTAATGCAAGCTCGCCAATCTCTACTGTAGGACGAATTACATATGCAACAGATACTGCAACTGCAAGTGAACGAGGTCCGATGACCTATGCAGCCTTTAATGTAGCATCTACTGCAGGCATACAGTAAATCCAGATGATTTCCGGCGCTACCCAATCTGGGTTTCATTTTCTACAAGAACATATCAACTTCCCAACGGATACTTCAGTAGAATTTGACCCACATAAACTAATCAATAGTAACAAACAAGTAAAGATACTGTGGGCACACTACGCCCACGATCAACCAATATTCTTAAACGTAAACTGGGACAAAATAACACATATAGTATGTGTAAGTGAGTGGCAAAAAACTCAATTCATTAAGTATCTTAAGATACCAAAACATAAAATAAGTGTAATACGTAATGGTGGTGCAGACTACTTTACATATAAACAAAAAACAAACAAAACTCTTATATACGCTAGTACACCATTCCGTGGACTAAAATATCTACCCTATATCTTTAAACAGGTACTAAAATGTCATCCAGATGCTATTCTTAAAGTATTCTCGGGTATGAAATTATACGGAGATAGTGATACACAAGAGTTTAAACAAATATACAATGAACTAAAAAACACACCAAACACATTCTACAATGAACCAATTACACATAAACAACTAGCTAATGAATTCAGAGATGCATCATTATTAGTTTATCCAAATATATGGGAAGAAACAAGCTGTGTAACATTGATTGAAGCAATGCGTTCAGGATGTTATCCAATATTAAGTGATATAGGTGCATTACCCGAAACAAGTAATGGTTATGGAACTATTGTACCATTAGATGCACAATATCATCCAAGTGGATGGATACCAAGTACACAGTTTTTAGATGATTTTGCAGATAATATTTCCCAAGCATTAACAGAAACTAAATATACTCATACTAAAGAGCAGGCTGATTGGGCTTGTGAATACTATAACTGGAACACTATTGCTATTGAATGGCATACATTACTAAACAAACTATCAACAAAAGGATCAACAATGAAAAAGAAAATGGAAATCTCTAATCTAACATCACATACAGGTGATAAGATTGTACATGATGAAAAAGTACTATCACAAGTATTTGACGAAATCTTCCGCTGGGAAGAAGCAGATAAAGAACATGCTCAAGGGCGTAGTAACTTCCAAATTGAGAAGTTCATCACACTAGATAACTATACAATTCCAAGTGCTTTCAATGCTATGTTGAAGAATCGTAGAATTATGGCAGAAGGATTATTCAGCAAAATTACTGAGATGAAAGAACATCAACGTGAATTTGATTATAAGTGGAATAAGAAAAACAAAGATGAACCAATTCAATGGCCAACTAAAGATGGTGGTACTAAGTTGTGTTGGTATGATTTGGATTACTTAAATCTACAAAACTTCTTAAAGAGTAGTGAGTTAGAGATCCGTGATCGGGTACAACAGATTGCTACGTTTGATAAGATACTAGATAGATTAGTAGAACAAAATGGTGGTCCAATCACACGTGAACAGTTTGAGAATGAAGACCATGTATATTGGGAACGTAGACTAGCTAACCAAGCTATGGATGAGATGATTAGTCGTAACACTGGTATTGGTGTTGGTAACATTCACAGTATGCGTAGAGCCAGCGCACCTACATTAATTTCTGGTGATGTAAATCGTGTTAAGAATGATTTCCCTGATTTAGGTAAAGCATTGACTGGTGGTGAGCATAGTGTAGAATTCTTATTAGAGTTACAGAAGAAAGTTGTTGCTGGTATTGAAGAAGTAACCAGCAGTGATATACTAGCATTAGCTAATGAGAAGGTTACCGAGCGTATTGGCATTACTGAAAGATTAGACAGAATGCATGAGAAGCCAGCACAAGGTAAACCAGAAGTATCACCAAAGAGTTTGTTTAATGACAAATGGAATAGTAAATGAAAAACAATTTGTTAACTAACATATTAATTGCACCTAACGTAATATCAAAAGAGGGTGTAGCTTTTATTATGGAGCATGCCAAGAGACAGAAAAAAGTTGATTTATCTGTATTTGATCCAGAACAAAGTAATAAAACAAAAGATACTAAGTTTAGTGTAGACAAGAAGGTTAGAGATACACAGATGATTGACCTAGAAGATATTGCTAGTGAGATTATTGATTTGTTTCGTAATGTTGTAACCAATGTTATCAATCCATTTTATGAGTTTGAAGTTAAAGATTCCGAGTTGCCACAATTATTACATTATGGTGTAGATGGGCATTATATGCCACATTGTGATGGTGAATCATTATGGAAGCCGCCCGGCAATGAGCCATTGATTTGGCGTAAAAGTACTGATAGAGATTTAAGTACAGTATTATTTTTGAATGATGATTTTGAAGGTGGGGATTTTGTATTCCCTGAATTTCGTGTAAGAGTTCGTCCAGAGCCAGGAATGTTAGTTTGTTTCCCTTCTACACATGAGTATTTGCATGGTGTTGAGCCAGTTACTAAAGGAACTAGATATAGTATAGTAAATTGGATGACAGTTAAGGGTTTTCCTAGTATGGAAGACGAAACTAATATGATTAATCATAAATACAATATAGGTGTTGATAAGCCTATATCTAACAAAAAGGAAAAAACATGGCTAAGTACATAAAGCATTATTACGTTGATGGTGATAATTTAGTAGAGTTCTTTGTTGATAAGAACATGGGACCAAATGGCAAGACACATCCAAGAATTGACGGATTAGACGTTAAGTTTTGGTTTGTAGATAGTAATGGTATTGACTATTGCATGAGTGTAGTACCAGATGAGACTGTTATTACTCCAGAAAATGGCTTGGGTGAAGGCGCATACAATGTATGGGCTAGTGAAATACAGGGTCAATATGAAGCACAGAGAGCAAGTGTAGCTAGCAATAGTGATATGTTGACACGATTGGGCAAGACCGAAGCTGAAGTATTAGCTATGGCTTTTGACAATAGTAGTGTTGAGTCAATGTTAGCTAGTTTTTCACAGTTAGCACCAGCCCCGGAAACGTTAGGCAGTTGATTCTCAAGCCATATTAGAAGTTGTAAGTAGTGTGATAAATACACTATGATAAGGGAAAATATATGGCAATTGAAATAGGCCCAGGTTGGACAATAGGTGGTGGGATATCAATAGTTACCCCACCTTCCACTCCAACAGCAGGATGGTATGGTGGAGGCTTCACTCCTGGAGCCGCATCAACTGTAGATAGAATAACATATGCAACAGATACTGCAACAGCTAGTGTACGTGGTCCACTTAGTTTGGCTAGAAATGGATTAGCCGCAACAGGCAATACCACTGATGGGTGGTTTGGTGGTGGATATAATAATCCAGTACTCGTTTCAAGAGTAGACCGTATTACATATGCAACAGATACTGCAACAGCTAGTGTACGTGGTCCACTATCTTCGGCTAGAAAATATTTGGCTGCATCCGGAAATAGTACTGATGGATGGTTTGGTGGTGGTAACCCAGGAGCCTCATCAACTGTAGATAGAATAACATATGCAACAGATACTGCAACAGCTAGTGTACGTGGTCCACTATCTTCGGCTAGAAAATATTTGGCTGCATCCGGAAATAGTACTGATGGATGGTTTGGTGGAGGCTATCAATTCCCTAATCCTGCAGCACCGGGATCCCGATCTACCGTAGACCGTATTACATATGCAACAGATACAGCAACTGCTAGTGTTCGCGGACCACTAAGTTCTGCTAAATATTCGTTGACAGCAACCGGTGATACTACATATGGATGGTTTGGCGGCGGGTATATTCCAGGAGGTACCGGCAATATTTCAACAGTAGATAGAATCACGTATGCAACTGATACTGCAACAGCTAGTGTACGTGGTCCATTATCTTCGGCTAAACGATATTTGGCTGCATCCGGAAATAGCACTGATGGATGGTTTGGTGGAGGGATATATCCGGGCCCGGGATACCTTTCAACGGTAGATAGAATAACATATGCAACAGATACTGCAACTGCAAGTGTACGTGGTCCACTTAGTTTAGCTAGACGGAATTTGGCATCAGCTTCCGGTGTACAATAATAGAAAGAATAATATATGTCAGTAACATTTAGTGGTGGAATAACATTTACAGGTGGTGGGTTTAGTTTCAGTGAGGCACCCCCGGCTCAAGGTACAGCAGGATGGTTTGGTGGCGGATATTCCCCTGCTACAAGGAGCACAGTACAACGAATAACATTTGCAACAGATACAGCTACTGCAAGTGTTAGAGGCCCATTAACAGCCGGTAAGTATGGTCATGCTGCATCCGGTAATTTTACATATGGATGGTTTGCAACTGGTATTAATTATAACTTGTCGCCAACTGGTAGAGTAACTACAGTTGACCGTATTACATATGCAACTGACACTACCACTGCAAGTAGCCGAGGACCTATGGTATATGCGGTAAGTGGTGTTGCAGGAGTAGGAGATGTGACTGCCGGTTGGTTTAGTGGGGGGTATTATGCCAACACCCCTGCATCTTTTAATTATTCTACATTCACTCAACGAATTACCTATGCAACAGATACAGCAACTGCTTCAGGACGTGGAAGCTTATCTGTGGGTATAAGAGAGACTACTGCGGTTACTGATGGAAACACTTATGGATCCACTTATTGTTGGATTGTTGGGGGAACTACCGGTGATAACTCATCATTAATTCAACGTATTACATATGCAACGGATACAGCAACCGCAAGTGTTCGCGGACCACTGTCAGTAGTTCAAGCTTTTTTGGGAAGTGTATTTAATACTACATATGGTTGGGCCGCGGGCGGCTACAACGGTGTTTATGCAATAACATCTACTGTACAACGAATAACTTACGCAACAGATACTGCAACAGCAAGTGTTCGTGGCCCTATATATACAACAACTTATGGTTCAGGCACTGGTGATGCTAATTATGGATGGGTTGGTGGCGGTAGAGGTACTGGTGGAACTTTTTTAGCTACTGTACAACAAATAACTTACGCAACAGATACTGCAACAGCAACGGCAAGAGGAAGCTTGTCAGAAAGTGTATCTCGCCAACAATCTACCTCCGGCATCCAATAAGATAAAGGTTTAAAAAGAATGAGTATAACGATATCTGGCGGATTTACAATGACAGGTGGTGGCTTCACTCTTGTAGCCGCACCACCCCCAGCCGGCCCATCTGGGTGGTTTGGTGGCGGATATAGGGTTTCTCCTACTAGTAACATTTCTACAGTGCAACGAATAAACTATGCAACAGATACAGCTATAGCAAGCATAAGAGGACCGCTAAGTTTAGCAAGAAGAGGTTTAGCAGCCACTGGCACTACTACATATGGTTGGTTTGCGGGTGGCAGTACAACTGGACCCGCTGCCGGATCAGTATCTACCATAGATCGTATTGACTACTCATCTGACACTTCTACTGCAAGTGTGAGAGGTCCACTATCATCAACTGCTTATTATTATCCATTGGCTTTTGCTGCGACCGGTGATACTACGTACGGATGGTTTGGTGGAGGATACGCAGCCTCTTCTATTGTAAATCGCATAACATATGCGACCGATACAGCAACAGCAACTAAACGCGGCCCTTTAGCTTTGGGTCGAGGTTATTCAGGTGCTACCGGTAATACCACTGACGGTTGGTTTGGTGCCGGGGATGTGGGTGGTTTTAATACTTCATCAGTAAACCGAATAACATATGCAACAGATACAGCCACTGCAAGTGTAAAGGGTCCACTAAGTTTAGCAAGAAGAGGTTTAGCAGCCACTGGCACTACTACATACGGTTGGTATGCAGGTGGATCTGTAGGTGCTCCATTTTACAATGGAGTATCACTGGTAGATAGAATCACCTATGCAACTGACACTGCTACTGCAAGTGTGAGAGGTACATTAACATCTGCTCGCCAAAATTTTGCTGGAGTAACAGATAGTACTACATATGGTTGGTTTGGTGGTGGTTATGCTTATGGTATTGGACATGTATCAATAGTGAATAGAATAACATATGCTACTGATACTGCAACAGCAGATGTTCGTGGTCCAATGGCTCTAGTTACTGGAATGTCATCCGGATCTTCTGGTATAGCATCATAATATTATGATCCCTTTTTATATATAAAAAATATACAGGAACATTTCAATCACATGCAACCTCAGGCGTACAATAATAGGATAAAGGATAAAGAATGTCAATAACAATAACAACGGGTGGAATAACAATGACTGGTGGAGGTGTAAGCTTTAGTGCCGCACCACCCTCAGAAGCAACAGCAGGATGGTTTGGGGGAGGATATAGTCCTTTTTACTCAACAGTAGATCGTATTACTTTTGCAACAGATACTGCAACTGCAACAGTTAGAGGACCTTTAAGTACAGCTACCTTTAGGAATGTAGGGGTTAATACCTTTACTTATGGGTGGAGTGCAGGTGGTAGAGTTCCTGGGAGTCCACCTCAATCAACTATAAGTCGTATTACATATGCAACTGATACTGCAACTTCAACTAATAGAGGTCCTTTAGCAGGCGCGGTATATGCCGCAGGAGCAACCACTGATAATACTACATATGGCTGGATTACCGCAGGTGATAACGGTGGCTCCACAAAAACTAATATACAGCGTATAACATATTCAACTGATACCGCAACTGCAAGTAATCGTGGATTTTTGGGTGGGTATCTAGGAATACGCAGCCTAGCAGGTACCGGTAATAGTACATATGGATGGTTAGGTGGAGGAGAGCCTGGAAACGGAACTGCTAGATCAACTGTTGCTAGAATAGTTTATGCTACTGATACTAATAATACTACCAATAGAGGTCCATTAAGTTCTGCTAGATATCGGGTAAGTGCAATTGGTAATACTAACTATGGTTGGTTTGCGGGAGGCCTCCCGGGAACATCAACAATAGACCGTATTGATTTTGCAAACGATACTGCAACAGCCAGTATTCGTGGACCATTAACCTCAGCAAAGTCAGCCACTGGCACCGCTGGTAGTAATGATTATGGTTGGATAGCAGGTGGCTCACCCACTACATCCGTCGTTAATCGTATTGATTATGCCAATGATACTACTACCACTAGCACTAAAGGTCCATTAAGTTTAGCTAGACATAGTATGGCAGGTATGTCAGGCATACAATAAAATATACGGGTAAGCTATCTCTACTATAAATATTTTTATATCAGGAGATAAAACATGACACAACGTATTCTTATTATGGGCTTGCCCGGCGCCGGTAAAACTTATCTGGCACAACATCTACTAGGACATCTACAAACAGCTAACAAACGTGTAGCTTGGCTTAACGCCGACGATGTACGTAAAAAATATAACGACTGGGACTTCAGTAAAGAGGGTCGAATTCGTCAAAGTCTACGTATGCGTGAACTAGCAGATGCAATGACCGATGTTGATTACGTCATCTGCGATTTTGTTGCACCATTAGTTGAAATGCGTAATAACTTCAAAGCTGATTGGACAATCTGGGTTGATACAATCACTGAAGGTAGATACGAAGATACTAATAAAGCATTCGTCCCACCAGAGGTATATGACTTCCGTATCACAGAACAAAATAGTGAAAAATGGAGTGAGTTCATCTTTGCACATATATACGACAATAGACGTAGACCTACATTTGATTGGAAAAAAGAAACAGTCCAGCAACTTGGTAGGTGGCAACCATGGCACGAAGGTCATCGTGCATTGTTTGAACGACTTATCCAAAAAACAGGACAAGTTGTTATTCAAATACGTGACTGTCAGGGATGGCAAGGAAGTAACCCATTTGAAATAGAAAAGGTCAAATCATTCATTAAACGTGATTTGGATATGCTATATCAGGGTCAATATGAAATTCAAGTGGTACCTAATATTGTACATATTGGATATGGCAGAGGTGTCGGATATACTATCGCAGAAGAAAAGTTTGATGATGCTATAACACAAATATCAGGAACTGCTATTAGGAAAAAATTAGGACTAACTTAAATGTTTGGGTGTTGGCACGATAAATAGATGTATGGACTCATTTGTTTATTGCTGGATCAACACAACGCTTAATAAAATCTATATCGGATGGCATAAGGGAAAAGAAGATGATGGATATATTTGTTCGTCAGCTTCTTCCTATTTTTGGAACGATTATAATAATTCAAATTATAAATGGGAAAGAATAATTGTATATAAAGGTACTATGCCAGAGTGCCAGCTAATGGAATCGACCTTACTAGATAGTATAGATATAACATCTGACGATGTATACAATAATAGAAATAATTTAATGTTTAATTTAACAGATGAGGTGCGAATGAAATTAAAAAAAGCTGCCTTAAATAGAGGTAAAGATCCAAAATACAGACAACTACAAGCTGAAAGAACTAGAGCAAGTTGGGAAGCAAATCCAGAACGTAGGATTATACAAAGTGAAAAAGCCAAACAACAAGTAGTGACTGATGAAACTAAAACAAAAATAAAACTAGCAAGGTCTAAACAGATTATTACTTCAGAGTCACGTGATAAAGCTTCAGCCAAAATTAAGAATGCACCTAATGTTATATGTCCCCACTGTAACAAAACTGGAAGATATTTAGGTAGTATGAAAAAGAAACATTTTGAAAATTGTCCAGATAAATGACAGAAGTGACTCATTTTAGATAAGTAGTTATCTAATGAATACATTTCAATCGTCTTACGACAATAGATTACAATCTTGGTATAATTTACGCAATCAAATCAAAAACTTTGATTTATCTCAACAATGTGTGGAAATTGACAAATGGTGGCAATATGCCCCATTAGTCAACCACTATCTACACCCAATTGATTTACCCACTTGGCCCGGTCCTTGGGAGCTTTTGGTAGAAAACACCTACTGTACGCTTGCAAGAGGACTAGGAATGTGCTATACTCTACTATTAATGAATATTACTGATATAGAGTTTGTGTTAGCTACTGATAGTCAAGGCAATGACACATCATTAGTCTTGGTAGACAACGCAAAATATATACTTAATTACTGGCCTGGGACGGTGATAAGTAATAATCTACAAGATTTTAAAATAGTACAACAATTAGATATAACAATAATTAATAAGAAAATAGGGTAAAATATGAAGATATACGTCACCAAAAGAGATGGGACAAAAGAGCCATTGATGTTAGAAAAATGGCAAGCGCAAGTGGCAAAAATATGTGTAGGGATAGCTGATGTTAGCCCTTCAATGGTAGAGATAAAATCACAACTACACTTCTATGATGGGATTTCAACACAAGAAATTGATGGAATTACATTACGTGCGGTAGTTGACTTGATTGATGTAGAAAATAATCCAGATGTAGGACATACAAACTATCAATATGTAGCAGGTAAACAACGATTATCTATGCTTAGGAAGGATGTGTATGGCAATTACGAACCTCCCCGTCTGTATGATATCGTAGTAACTAATGTGGCTACAGGATTATATACACCAGAATTACTAGAATGGTATAGTGAAGAAGATTGGAACAAGATGGATGACATGCTTGACCACTCTAAGGACGAGCAATATAGTTATGCCGCCATTGAACAATTGATTGAAAAATATCTAGTAAAGAATAGATCAACAAAACAAACTTATGAAACACCTCAAATTAGATACATGGTTGCAGCCGCTACAGTCTTTCACAAGGAAGAACCTAATAATGCCCGTATGCGTTATATCAAAGAATATTATAATGCAGCCAGTGATGGGTTGTTCACTCTTGCTACTCCTGTTCTCGCTGGTCTTGGCACTCCTACTAAACAGTTTAGTAGTTGCGTACTTATCCGCAGTGACGATGATTTGGACAGTATATTTGCTAGTGGAGAAATGATGGCAAAATATGCTAGCAAACGTGCTGGCATAGGTTTAGAAATTGGTAGACTACGACCATTAGGATCACCTATTCGTGGTGGAGAGATTATGCACACCGGCATGATACCGTTCTTAAAGAAATGGTTCGGTGACTTAAGAAGTTGCAGTCAAGGAGGTATTCGTAATGCAAGTGCTACTGTATTTTATCCCATTTGGCATCATCAGTTTGATGATCTTATCGTACTTAAAAACAATCAAGGAACAGACGAAACTAGAGTCAGGTTCATGGACTATGGGGTTGTTCTTAGTGCATTCTTCTGGAGACGATTCAAAAACAAAGAACAAATAACATTCTTTGATCCTAATGAAGTACCTGATCTTTATCAAGCATTCTATAGTAATACAGAATTGTTTGAAGAACTATACGTTAAATATGAAAAACGTAAAGACTTGAGAAAGAAAACAATGTCGGCTGAAGAAGTATTCAAGTCAGGCATTCTTAAAGAACGAACAGATACAGGACGTATATACTTAGTGTTCGTTGACAATGTTATGAAACAAGGACCATTTGATCCTGAGTATCATACAATTTACCAGAGTAACTTATGCTGTGAAATTCTTTTACCTACTAAATCCTTTAAACGTCTGGATGACAGCGATGGTCGTATCGCTCTTTGCACATTGGGCAGTATCAATTGGGGTGCGTTCCGTAACCCAGAAGATATGCGCCGTGCTTGTCGCATATTGCATCGTAGCCTCAATAACATTCTTGACTATCAAGACTTTCTATCCATTCAATCTAAATTATCAAACGATGAAATCAGACCTCTTGGAATTGGAATCACTAATCTTGCCTACTGGCATGCCAAGCGAAGTCTCAGATACGGAGAAAAAGACGCATTGGCTGAAGTCAAGACGTGGATGGAACACTTATCCTACTATCTAACTGAAGCAAGTGTAGAATTAGCACAAGAACGTGGTCGTTGTGAACATAGTGATAAAACACGGTATGGTCAAGGTATCTTCCCTTGGGAATTACGTGCTAAAGGTGTTAACGAATTAACAAACTTTGATCCTGAATTAAATTGGGAAGGACTACGTGCCATGATGCGTAGTCATGGTGTCCGTAATGCTACACAAATGGCTGTTGCTCCAGTAGAATCAAGCAGTGTAGTAATTAATAGTACAAATGGTATTGAAATGCCAATGAGTTTAATTTCAGTTAAAGAAAGTAAAGCAGGAAGTTTTGTACAAGTTGTTCCAGAATATCATAAGTTGAAGAATAAATATCAATTGATGTGGGATCAAAAAGACTGTGATGGTTACTTAAAAACAGCGGCAGTGATTGCGGCTTATGTGGATCAAAGCCTGAGCACTAATACGTTTTATAATCCGGCACACTTCCCTGAACGTAAAGTCCCAACAACATTGATTGCTAAGAACTTGATGCAGGCACATGTTTGGGGATTAAAAACATTCTACTATAGCTTGATTAACAAAGCAGGTAGTAAGAGTCAAGATGAAACTGTATTAGATTTGCCAAGTGGCTTTAATGATATGGATGAAGAAGATTGCGAAGCATGTAAGCTTTAAGGAAAAACAATGTCAAAACAACAATACAACTTAAACACTAAAACAGATTATTTGAATAGAAAAATGTTTTTGGATCCGGAAGGTCCCGTAACCATTCAAAGGTTTGAGGAGGTGAAATATAAAAAGATTGCAGACTTTGAAACAACGGCACGTGGTTTCTTCTGGGTTCCAGAAGAGATTTCATTAACCAAAGATGCCAATGATTTCAAAGATGCATCAGATGCGGTTAAACATATCTTTACTAGTAATCTGTTACGTCAAACAGCACTAGATAGTTTACAGGGTAGAGGTCCAACTCAAGTGTTTACTCCGGTAGTATCCTTACCTGAACTAGAAGCATTGATGTTTAATTGGGGATTTTTTGAATCAAATATTCATAGTAGGTCATACAGTCACATCATTCGTAACATATATAATGTACCCAAAGATGTATTCAATACAATACATGATACAAAAGAGATTGTTGACATGGCAAGTAGTGTGGGTCTTTACTATGATGAACTACATAAAGTTAACTGTCGCAAAGAGTTAGGGCAAGATGTAAACGAGAAAGAACACATCAAAGCAATTTACATGGCATTACATGCTAGTTACGCATTGGAAGCATTTAGATTTATGGTATCATTTGCTACTAGTTTAGCAATGGTTGAGAACAAAATCTTTATTGGTAATGGTAACATTATCAGTTTAATTCTCCAAGATGAACTTCTCCATAAAGGTTGGACTGCTTACCTTATTAATCAAGTTGTAAAAGAAGATAGTCGTTTTGCACAAGTTAAATCAGAATGCGAAGTTGAAGTCTATCAACTATACCTAGATGTTATTAAAGAAGAAAAAGACTGGGCTGATTATCTATTTAAGATGGGCCCTGTTATTGGATTAAATGCAACAGTATTAAAAGACTTTGTAGATTATACGGCCGTAGGTGCATTAAAAGAAATTGGCATACGATATAATAGTCCATCGCCAAAGAGTACACCTATTCCCTGGTTTAACAAGCACTCCGATACCAGTAAGAAACAATCTGCATTGCAAGAAACTGAATCAACAAATTACGTTATAGGTGTAATGAGTGAATCATTAAACTATGATGACTTACCAAATATTTAAAAGGAAATAAAATGAAGGCAATTATTTGGTCTAAGTACCATTGTCCCTACTGCGACCAAGCAAAGGCGCTATTAACAAGTAAAGGTATACAATTTGAAGAACGTAAGATCGGAGATGGATATACTAAAGAAGAATTGCTTGAAGCAATACCGTCAGCAAGAACAGTACCACAAATCATTTTAGATGACGTACTAATCGGTGGTTTCACCGAACTCAAACAAAAATTAACAGAAAGTATCTAATGAAAATAACAATCGAATCAAATACAGTATATACATTTAAGCTTAACTCGGGAGAAGAACTTATAGCTAAAGTTGTTCAATCAGGTGGGGAATTTATTCATATTGAAGAACCAGTATCTATTGCCCCTTCACAACAGGGAATGCAAATGATTCCAAGTATTTTTACTGCAAATCCGAAGGGTGAATTTAAGCTAAATACTACTAGTGTTGCAATGTATGCAGAGACCGATGATAGCATCAAAGACAAGTACCTAGAAGCAACAACTGGTATTAAAGTACCTAGTAAAAAAATCGTATTGGGATAAAATGGCAAAATTAAGTCGTGTGGGAGATGCAAATCAAGAAGGTGGTACGATAATTCGTGGTGCCGATACTGTATTTGCTAATGGAATTAAAGTTGGATTACATGTTAGTCAGATCACACCACATGCTCCCTGGTCTAAAAGACCTCATCCACCTCATAAAGCGGCAAAAACTACTGATGGTAGTCCAACTGTATTTTGTGAGGGGGTACCAGTACTTAGAGTAGGGTCAGGAAACAGTTGCGGTCATAGTATCGTACAGGGTAGTCCTGATGTATTTTGTCCATGAGTGATACAGGAAAACAAAGCCCGTTGGGTGTTAATACATTAAGTTCATTATTACAAAATATTGGATTTAATATTAATCCTATAATGATTGATTATGTAGGTAGCAGTAATAGCGTTACACAATA